TTTGTAAGAGTTTTAGATAAATTTATTCCTAAATTAATAAGAATAAGTTCATCAAAACTTAAATTCTCTCCTAGACTTAGACGATTCAATAAATTTATTGGTTTACTGCTAAAAATTAACCGTAACCACGGAACAGCATTTGCTGTTAAATGGTTGAAGGCAAATCATATGGCAGTTCAGCGATCATTAGGATCACTTCCAATGACTTCATTAAGAGAATTAGAACCTAACTTACCTTTGACTCGTTTGATTAACGGCCTTCCTCCCTTTATAGGGACGATGGATCGTAAAGCAATTAGAAATAATTGCTATCCAACGATAAGATTGTGGTTAAGTATCCTTTCTCTTTATAGAGTAATTGAAGCTCCTTTAAACCCAAAATTGAATACTATTACTGATTCTTATAAAGGATCGGTAGAAGCTATTTCAATTGTTGGGGATTCGGTGGACTCAACTATATCTTTCGCACCCTCTAAATTTTCAGGATCTCTGCGAGCAGAATGGATTGTAAAATCCTTAAAGGCTAGTCCTAATAATAAAGTTGCTATTCAATCTTTGATTACCGATGTTATTGCAATTGCAAAATATCCAGAAATCTATGAATTGATACAACAATATTGTAAAGTGACTAAGTCTTTAACTTTCTTCAAGCAGATGAATCTGACTATTGATTGGGCTTTCGATCTACTAACGGACCATGGTCCTCAAGCGATAAAACACTCTAATTCAGTATCATCATTCGATGATATTGCGTTAGGTAAATTATCCTTTAAGGAAGAGGCCGCTGGTAAACTTCGTATATTTGCTATTGCTGATATCTGGACTCAATCTTTATTTAAACCCCTTCATGATCGGTTATTCTCTTATTTAAGAGGATTACCAAATGATGGGACTTTCGATCAAGAAGCCGCATTTAAGCGGTGTCTAGATAAAAGCATACAATATCGTTCAGTTTACTCTGTAGATTTATCTTCAGCTACTGATAGATTACCTATTGATTTACAAGTAATAATACTTGATAAATTGACAGGTAGTCCTATCGGTGAACTGTGGAAACGAATTCTTGTTGATCGACCTTATATGATCCGACCAAATAAATATATTCCAGCGGGCCATGTTTATTATAAAACAGGGCAACCGATGGGTTGTTTATCGTCATGGGCTATGTTAGCGGTTACTCATCATTTCATCATGCAATATTGTTCACAAAAAGTGTACAATACTTCACAATGGTGTACAGACTATGAAATTCTAGGTGATGATTTAGTTATCTTTGATACTAAATTATACCATGAATATCTTTCTATTATGAAAGATTTAGATGTAGGTATAAACCTCTCTAAATCATTAGTCTCAGATCATCTTTCAGCATTTGAATTTGCTAAAAGAACTGGAGTTGATGGTGTTGACGTATCCGGTATCTCGTTGAAACAACTGATTGCCGAAAATTCTCTTTTGGGCCGAGTAAATCAAGTGATTTACTTTGGTCTTAAGGGTTTAATTCCTTCAGTTCCAATACTTTTAGAAGTATTGGGTAACGGAACCAAATCTCTTTCTCTTCCTTTAACAAAGGAAATGAAAGAAAGTTTAGTTAGTCCATTGTTAGCTATTCTTGGATATTTCGTTCAGAATGAACGGATATCTCTAGAATCTGCAGTATCATTTATTACCGATCCTCAAGATGAGGATTTGGAGTTCTTGGAAAAACCAAGTCTTCCTTTTGTAACAACGTTGCAGTTCGCTGTGAACATGTTGAACAGCAAAGAGGGTCAAGTCCCTATTCCTTTAAAAGATTTAGAGGATAGGGAAGATCTGGTTAAAGAAGAATTAATCCCATATATGGGAGATTCTATGATCAGAGATTCTCTTTCGAGAATTCAATTGTTTACTGGTAAATATGATGAAATCCTTAAGGAATTCTCATATTCTTTAGTAAATGTATGTCCTATCGGATTTGGTAATCCATCATTATTTTATGATGATGGAACACTAAATGTACATCCTTCTATGAATGGAAGTGATGGATGGGATACTCCAGATATTAAAGTCGCCGGTTTGTCTAAATTAAGACAAGCCCAACTTATCAGTATTGCCGAATGGGCTCTATTAAAAGATAGAGATCCAGACGACATCGCTGATGACTTGTATTCGTATGTTTATAATCTTAGATCCGAATTGCCACCTTATAAGGTAGCACAAGAATGGACTCAGAAAATTGATAACTTTATTAGTTCGTTTGATTTCAAACCTTCTTCTAAAGCTTATGAAGATTCTAAGATCCCTTCTTTACTTCGAGAAATAAGAGCCTCAGGTAAACTAACAGTAACTCCATATTGGAGAATCGTCAGTTAAAGAGAGACGTTAACATTTAACGTTATAAATACTAAAATTATCTGAAGAGTATTTCCTTATACTCCCGGTTTACTCGTGAGAAAGTGGTTAACCACTTTCAATACCCGTCTTTAATCATAAGACTAAGACCGTCAGAGTAGATTCATGTTGGGGATTCCGATTGGATGAAACAACCTCTGAAAAGAAATCCTATATAGGATGATTCTACCATTATTACAACCTAATGGTTGAAAAGGTAGAGGATCATCTTTTACGAGACCTCCTCGAGAACTCGAGGAGGTTTTGTAAAGATCGTCGTTTACCGGACATAGATTGTA